AAAGAGTGAACTTAGAAACGATAGATTTGAGGAACGAAGTATCACCAGTGAGGATGGTATCTTCGGGGTGTTCGATGTGAAGGTTTTTCATAATGTTGTGATGATAAAGTGAAAACAATTGAGGGGGGAATGAACCCCCAAAGTTGTCATCCTGCCAGACGCATTCCGTTGGTGAAAGGAATCGTGCGCATTGCCTTTTCAGTCAGGTCGAACATTTGAATGAACCACTCAAATTGTTTCTGAAAAATGAACTCTTGCTTAGTTCCGCAAGTGTAACCAAACTCAGAGAGAAGTGCATTCAGACGGGATTTTGTAGTCTGTGACTGATAACCACCGTCAAACAATTTGAGAAAGTCATCACCAACCTCAGCAATCTTAGAACCGTGAAGATAAACATGTGACACGGGAGGGTTCACATTGTCGCAAGTGTGAATAACCTCAGTGTTTGCAGATTTCCAATCAATGTTATTCTTGATTGCGGCAATCATTTCAGATTCGATCTTACGCATGTGACAAGAGAGAAAGGGTTTAGAGGGTGTGGAGGGTGCTGTCCCCTCCACTCCTATACAATACACGATTTTGGGGGTCGTGCCCATTTTGTGTGCCACCTAGTCGATCGTCCACCGGCGGCCGCGATTCTCAATAGTAAAAATACTTGAGAATCGAAACGGTTAGTGATAGAAACTCACTGACCGTTTGTGTAACTTCCTAGAAGATGTTCACCCTGACGAACTTCGGCATAACCAAATTCTTCAGAGAGATCTAAACACAAACCCCATGCATCGTCGATATCAACAAAGGAAGAATTTTCGTAAGGTGCAGATGGGCAGTGAACAGAATAACGCATGATGTTGTTAATGAAGGAACGAATGAGTTAGTGTTAACGAAGGGGTTGCAATTTCACAACCTCAGGCACACTATGATCCTCTCTCACAGTGTGAATGTGAAAGTGAGGATTGTTGTGTTGGCATGTTGCAATTGCCTCTTCTTTAGTGGCAGAAATGTATGCCAACTGATCACGCATTACCCAACCATTAGGACGTTCAAAACGACCGGAGATGATGAACTTAGTTTCTTGCATTGTTATCAGTTACCGTTGAGAAAATCGTGGAGTGCTTCCTGATACTCTTCATAAGAAGAATAACGATCACGCATGTTATCGGGAACCTCTTTTTTAGCAGGTCGGTAACACTCTGCCACGGTGTAACCTTTGGATTCGATGTAATCAGTGTAAACGTTGTTCATCAGATAATTGTCAGTTTGGAGTGCGATTGTGCAGGGGTCAGTGTACATCAGTCGATGTAAATGTTTCGGAGGTCATTACGATTGTCGCAGGATTCCCACACATTATAGAAAGAATTCCATGCACCTTCGTTATCAACAAAGGAATCAATTTCCAGCATCTCACATACCCAATCGTATGCCATATCGATGTCGGCATTTGTATCATTCACGAAGGCACACATCTGACCCATAATGTCATCCCAAGTTGCTTGCATTTCAGGGGAAAGTGTGAAGATTGGAGTGGACATTTGCTTGTGTTCCTTTGACCCTTCTACAATACACGATTTTGGACCCCGTGCCCATTTTGTGTGCCACCTAGTCGATCGTCCACCGGCGGCCGCGATTCTCAATAAGAAAGAGTAGTTGAGAATCGAAACGGTTAGTGTTAATCAGGACGCACAATCTCAGAGGCATTGTATAAACCATCACTGATGATTGTACGTGCCGAAGTATTAGTCCAAAGAAGAAGAATAACGCCGCAGAGTAACACGAATTTCATGTGAATTGAAAGGAGTTCGTTAGGTGTGCGTTGCTTTGAAAGTGCTTTAAACATCAGTAATCAGTGTTTCCGTTGATGTAATCTTCTACGTTAAACTTATCATCTTTCTCCCATTCTTCTTTATAATCAATGACATCGTAGATCTCACCGGGTGCATCAACAATTTCAGACCAAGTTTCATCAAACATAATCAAATAGCAAAGGGACAATGAGTGATTACCAAGTGAGAACAATACCCTGACCAGGGTCAGCAATTCTCACATTTTCTTTCTGTTTAACAAACATTTTTTTCCAAGTTGATTGCCCATCAATTTCACCAACGATAAAATCTACGGTGCGGGATGATACTTTCACCCCTGCCAATCCGTTGAGAACGAGTGAGCAACCGACGCAAACTTCAGAGAATGGAACAATCATTGGGGTGATCCCTTGACGACTTCTATAGAATACACGATTTGAGGCACAGTGCTCATTTACTGTGCCACTAAAACTATTGTCACAACTCCATCATCATCTCCACAACTTCCTCACGATTAATGATATCATCATCCCAACGTACGTTATCCAACGTTTCAAACTTATCAATATTATGCATACAACGAATGAACTTATCGTAGGGTGTTTCGTTATCACTCACAAACTCTACACATGCTTTGGCAGTGTTATAAAGAAACTGATTATTTCCCATCCACAAAGTAACATTCCAAGTTTCGTAATTTGCCCAACCGTTGTAACCTTGCATGAGACGAATTCCTGAAGACTTAACTACAATACACGATTTTGGGCACAGTGCTCATTTACTGTGCCACTAAAACTATTGGCACATATTGTTTACACTAACTCCTGTTGTTGTTGCATAAGTTGCTCTTCAGTCACTTCATCAACACATTCCTGAATCACCTGATAGATGTAATCAATGTTGCCAATATCATCGAAGATACGTTCAATAACTTCAGCATCTTCTACGTTGTTGATGTAATCAAACTCACCATCTTCATCCTTCAAATGACAATCATTCTTGGTGTAAATCCATGCTGCACAATGTGCATTTTCACCCTGTTGTTCGATGAGAGTTTCGACGCGATCTTTCAGTTGTTGGAGAGTGTAGTTCATTGCCTGTGTTTGTCTCAACTTGTATACAATACACGATCTAGGGCACCGTGCTCATTTACTGTGCCACTAAAACTATTGGCACATATTGTTATTAATCAGAGGCAACCATTCTCATCAAGTTTGCCCCATTGTGCAGTGTTACCATAAACACCGAAATAGTAACGATTGATGCTGATACCGAAACACTCATCTCCAACGGCATCATCACAATCGGCACGAAGATTTAAACCAAGATAGAACCAATCCGAAATCTGATACGGTGTGGAGAATTTAACCTTGCGCAGTTGCTGATACATTGCAGCAACAATCACGGCACAAAGTGCTCCAATCACCATAAAATTGTTGATAAGTTCTTGATAGTCATACTCCATCACATCATCGACGAAGTTGAGAGTTTGTGCGAACATTTTAACGAAAAATGTAAAGAACTTGTGACCAGAAAAATGTTACTTTCCCGACCACGAAACCAACATAGGGCACATCAGGCACGAAGTCAACCCTTTCCAACCACTTCCCTGACTGGCACACTCATAAGGTCTCTCTATGGGTCTTATAAGGGTCTCTAATGCCCTCGTGTGCCAGTCAGGGAAGTGGAACATTAAAAGATATCTTTACACTCCTGAATGGTAATATGAACGTTCTCATCACCTTCTAGACCTAAAGTATCACTCCAATCGATACTTTTCAGATCTAGATCATCATAACACTCGATATCAAGTGTTACACTTACCATGCGTTTGCGTGCCTGTGTGTACATGAGACTCTCGTGCGTTGTGTGTATGTATTATATCATATATGATACTATATGTGCATGTGTATCTCGCAATGCACACATATCTCGCGTGCGTTGTGTGTATGTATTATAGCATGTATGATACTGTGTGTGCATGTGTATCTCGTAATGCACACACATCTCGTACATGATTATGCATAATGTCTATACGCCATCTCGTTGTAATCACATGAATCTCGTGCATACTCATCATCAATCTCGTATGCATCTTGTGTGTTATATTGTGTATGATCTCGCATTACGTATTCACACATCTCGTCGAGGTCATATGTATATAACTCGTTGTTGTTCTCGTATGAAAACTCGCAGTCGTTGTAGTACATGTGAATCTCGTGGGGGGTGAATCTCGTACTCTGTTATTATACTGATATCTCGCACGGATGTCAAGGTGATATCTCGTGGTGATTCATAAGCATTATTTATAAGGTCTGTGAGTTTATGTGTGGGTTCTGTGACTTTTTGTGTGGGGGTGCTTGACAAAATGCTCCGAGTGTGATAGCGTGTCGGTAAAGCCCACAAGGACTGAGAGGTTTATGAGAAGGTTACTGGAAGGTTACTGGAAGGACTGGAAGGTTTATAAGACATAAACTCAGAGGTTACTAGGAGGTTACTATATGATTTAATTCTCAATAATAAAGACTTATTGAGAATAAAAAAAGTCTTTATTTATATAAGTTCTCAGAAACTCTTTTTTGCAACATACATAACACAATATACAGCATTACATACATATTATACAATCCTATCATACAAAATCAATGTCTCAGGGCATCATCTACCAACTCATCAATAAGATAGACGGAACAACATACATTGGTAGCACCACTCTCACAATGAATAAAGTATGGAAACAACACATTGATAGTGCAATGCGTATGAGTCCATTACTCTTACATAAGGAGATGAGAAAGCATAAAAACCATAACTTTATGCCTAAGGAAGTCTGTGATTGTCCTGTATCAGAACTGGAATCAAAGAAAGAACATTATATTAAAGAATTAAAAGCATATGATGTTGATACTGAAGTTGAAGAGATAATAGAAGAACCAGTTATATCAAAACCTAAGAAGAAGAAACTAATTGGTTATCAGAATCCAGAGAATAGAGGACATAATAAACCACCAACGATAAAGATTATGGGTTGGAACTTAGATACTGGAGAAGAGAGATACTGGGATAGTATTAAAGATGCAGCAATGGAAGTATCAGGTAAGAATACTGGTTATACTAACATTATACGTGCAATGAAACATGGATACAAGGCATATGGTTATCGTTGGAAACGTGTAGATAATAAAGGTCAGAAACGTCCTATTAAA